ACATACGCAATCAACGGACAAGGTAAAACTGTTCAAGTACCAGTATATGGTGCGATAGCGGCGGCGGCAGTTGCAGAAGGAACTGACCTAGCAAACACAGCAGTTGATCCAACAGCAGTAGATATTACTGCGTCTGAGATCGGTGTTATGACTACACTAACTGACTTGGGTAGAGATTCTGCTTCAAGAAATGTTGGTGCTGACATTGGTAAATTATTCGGAGATGGATTAGCTAAAAAAGTTGATTCAGACTTAGCGGCTTTGTTCACTTCGTTCTCTACTGATGTAGGTTCGGCGGGAACTGAACTAACTCCTGAACTTTTATTCAAAGCACAAGCAACTCTAAGAGCATTGAACATACCAGCACCTTACTACGCTGTATTCAATCCTCTAGCTTGTTTTAACTTGAAGAAAGTTTTAACTAATGCTGGATATAGCACAGGCTCAAATGCAGTTTCTGATGTAGGAAACCAAGCAATGAGAGATGGCTTTGTTGGCAGAGTAGCTGGTATTGATGTTTATGAAAACGCAAACTTAGCTATTGATGTTAATGATGACTCAGTTGGTGCAGTATTCCACCCAGCTTCTATCGGTTTAGCTATGAAATCTGATCTTAAAATTGAAACTCAAAGAGATGCTTCAATTAGAGGAACTGAGATCGTAGCTTCTATGACAATAGGACAAGGGATTGTTAAAAACAATTACGGAGTTAAAGTAACTGTAGACTCAGCATTATAATATTAATGCTAATAATGGTGGGGAGTAAAATCCCCACTATCTACTAACAAGGATTTTATCATGGCAAATTTTTCTACTGACGCAGATTTACAATTTTATCAGCCTGACATACTAGAGTTCGGCATAGCAAGTTTTACAAGTCCTAACGATTATCATGCACAAGCAAGAGATGATATTGAAAGAGAATTAAGAAATAAATGGTGGGGTATTTACCAAAACAATTCTACAAGAGATATTACTACTTTAGGTTCTATTGAAATGGACGGATCACTACTAACAGATGCACAATGGAAAAGATGTTCTGTATTCAGAGTGATAGGCTTTTATGCTACTCCACAATTAACTAAGTTTAATAGTGATGACAATAAAGATAGATTTCAAGTAATGTTAGACTATTACCAAAAAGCTTATTATGCAGAATTTTCTGAGGTACTTAGAGATGGTGTTGAATATGACGATAATAACGATTCTGTTATATCTAATGCTGAGAAAGAACCTTACGAAAGACTCAGACTCATCAGATGAAGGTTACTCCCAAAATTGATGATCGTAAATTAAGAAGAAAATTAGATCAGCAAATTAGACAACAACCTAGACAAGTTCAAATAGCTTTAGGAAGAACTGCTGAATTTCTATTAGGTTTAATCAAGCAAAGAACTCAAAAAGGTAAAGATGCAGATGGCAGAAGCTTTGCACCTTATACACCTGAGTATAAATCATTTAGACGAGAAAAAGGCAGACAAGTAAATACACCTGATCTTAATTTTAAAGGAAATATGCTATCTAACATGACACAAAAATCTGAGCCTAAAAAAGCCATATTGTATTTTGCTAGTACAGCACAAAACATTAAAGCTGTTGGCAATCAAAAGAAAAGACCTTTTTTCTTAGTTGGACAAAGAGAAGGCAAGACATTAATCAATATATTTGCTAAAGAGTTTAAAAAGGTTTCTAAATTAATATGAGCATAAGAGAAAACATAGCTGGAAATATCATCACTGTATTAAGTGCAGTATCATCTCCTATTACTTTAAAGAAAGTAACTAGAGAACCTTTTGATGTAGATGAATTATCTGAACAACAATATCCAGCAGTCTTTGTTCAATCAGGAAACGAAACAAGATCAGACGAAACCATGACTTCAACAAGTGTTACAAGACAGGGTATAGCAGACTTTATAATTGTAGGATTTGTAAAAGGAACAGACACCAATATTGACACAAAAAGAAATCAACTAATTTCAACGATTGAAACTGCACTAGAATCTGATAGAACACGAGGTGGGTACGCAAAGATCACTCAAGTCGTGGAAGTTTCTACAGATGAAGGTACTTTGTTCCCAATCGGTGGAATACGAGTAGTAGTAAGAGTCATGTACACTTACACTGCTGGTACACCTTAACAATAACAACGGAGAACAAAATGGCAACACATACAGGATCAGAAGGAACGATCAAAGTTGGCTCAGATACGGTCGGAGAACTTAGATCATTTTCTTTAGAAACTACTGCTGAAACTATTGAAGATACTTCAATGGGCGATTCAAGCAGAACTTACAAAGTTGGACTGAAAGCATTTTCAGGATCGGCTTCTGTATTTTGGGACGAAGCAGACACAGGACAAATAGCTTTAGTAGTTGGTACTGAAGTAACATTGAATCTATACCCTGAGGGTGCAACAACTGGAGATAAATACTTCACAGGTAGTGCAATTATAATTGGTAAAACTGTTAATTCATCTTTTGATGGAATGGTTGAATCAGAAATTTCATTTACTGGAACTGGTGCATTATCAGAAGCAACAGCACCATAATATATAACATAAGGAGAAGGTAAGACATGAGTGTAATAGATAGAGTTAAAGAACATTTTGAATCACAGGGGGTTAAGACAATAAAAGTTGCCGAGTGGGGCGAGGAAGGACAACCTCTAGTGATTTATTCAAAGCCATTTACTATGGCAGAAAAAAGAAACTTATTCAAAGGTGCTAAGAATGATGACTTAGGAGTTTTAGTAGATGTGATTGTTCTTAAAGCTAGAGATAAAGACGGAAACAAAATATTTAAACTAGACGATAAACAGGTTTTACTAAATAGTGCTGATCCTGAAGTGATTGCAAAAGTTTCAACAGAAATGCTGAATACTGTAAGTTACGAGGAAGCCGAAAAAAAGTAAGATACGATCAAGAGTTGTTTGCTATACTTACTCTTGGGGAACGATTGCACAAAAGTATGGTAGAGGTGTTGGCTATGACAGAAGAAGAATTTAACTACTGGATAGCTTATTTTAAAGTGAAGGCAGATAAGGAAAAGTTACATGGCACAAGAACGAGTACAAATCCGCCTAGACGCAATAGATAATACCAAAAGAGCATTAACTAATGTTAAGGGGGGTCTTAACTCTATTAAAAGAGTAGCTTTCTCATTAAAAGGTGCATTAGTAGGTTTGGGTGCTGGATTAGTAATAAGATCATTTGTTAAAACTGGAGAATCTGTTGAAGGTTTGCAAGTTAGATTAAAACAATTATTTGGTTCAGCTGAAGAAGGTGCAAAAGCTTTTGATGTTATGTCAAAGTTTGCTGGAAGAGTACCCTTTTCATTAGAGCAAATTCAAGCGGCTTCAGGAAATTTAGCTGTAGTTGCTGGTAATGCAAACAACTTAGCAGAAATTTTAGAAATAACTGGAAATGTTGCGGCAGTAACAGGAATAGATTTTAGAACTGCTGGAGAACAAATACAAAGATCATTTGCTGGTGGTATAAGTGCGGCAGACATTTTTAGAGAAAAAGGTGTCAGAGATATGCTCGGTTTTAAACAAGGTGCAACTGTAACAGCAGAAGAAACTGTAAAAGCTTTTCAAAAAGTATTTGGTAAAGGTGGAAGATTTGGAAAGGCTACAGAAGAATTGGCTACTACATTTACTGGTACTTTATCTATGTTGGGAGATAAACTTTTTAATTTCAAAACAGATGTAGCTGGTGCTGGTTTCTTTGATGATCTTAAAAAAGAATTTAAAGAACTTAACAAATTTATAGAAGAAAATGCTCGTGATTTTGAAACTATTGGAAGAGGAATAAGCAAGGTTTTAACAATCGCAGTTAAAGGGTTTGCGGCGGCTATAAGAGGATTGGCTAATGCTGGTAGAGAACTTAGAAAAGCTTATGATTTTTTATTTGGTAGTAAGGGATTAAATCAAAATATTAGTAATATTCCTGATGCAGTTGCTAATGCAAAAGAAGAAGTTGTAAAGCTTAATTCTAATTTAATTAAAACCATTCAACCAATAGATCAAGTAAATGAAGCAATAGAAAAGATGTCTAAAGAACTTACGGGAGTAAGTATTATAACTGATACTATTAAAATGGGGATTGGCGGAATATCACAAGGAATTGCAAAATCTATTGTTCTTGGGGAGAAGTTAAACGAATCATTTAGAAAATTAGCACAAACTATATTAATTAATGTTATTGCAAAACTTATAGAAAAAAGATTGTTGGCTTTAGCAGAATTAGCTATTGAAAAATTAAAAACTTCTGAACTTGCTAAACAATTAGGTATTGTGAGAGCAATAAACAATGAAAAAAACACTTCAACAAAGGGAGACATAATAAGCACAGGATTAAGAATATTTGCTGGTGCTAAAGGATATGCAGAAGGTGGCTCAGTTAGTGCTGGTATGCCAATCACTGTAGGAGAACGAGGTAGAGAAACATTCATACCATCTACTGACGGACAAATAGTACCTAATCATGCTGGTGGTACAACTAATGTTAATTTTACTATTGTTGCTAATGACACAAGAGATTTTGATAGATTGCTAATAGAAAGAAGATCAACTATTACTAATTTAATTAACCAAGCTTTA